GCCTTCATTGTCTATTTCATCTCCGTATCTACCTAGCCCTATATGTTCTACTACATGACAGCATGATAAAGATTCTACAGGCTCGATAGATTGATTTGCTATATCGATTTGTCCGACTGATAGATTTTCTACATAAAGCTCTGGTACTCGGTAATCTAGGTAGGTTGTAGGTGTATGTGCTGCTACTGTCGTGCAAAGGTGTAGAGATGAGCTAATGTCTGTATGGTGTAGAGGGCTGATCTCTGCGATCTTTCTTGCTGCCCAGGCTACATGGTAAACATAGTGTTGATCAAACCCATGTCCTTTATCGTCTGCTAGACAAGGATAAGCATGACAAGGGAATCTACTTTCTTTCTCTAGAAAGGCTAGAGCTTGGGTCTTGTATTCTTCTTCTGTCATAACTTATAAGTTAACATATTTGTTACTTTAGATACCTATAGGTAATATATTTGTTACATTATGTAGATGCTTTTTTAGTTTAGTCAACATTTTGTTTTATTAAAAATTCATGCACTTTACTAAAAGACAAAAGCACGACCAACATCACCGAGGTGATGATCTCTACAAGTGATGTATCCTGTTGCAAAATCTGAGAAGCTGGCTTGTACCAAACTACTCGGCTATCGCAGGTGTCGACCCTCGCTGTCTGCCACTTACTCACAGACCCTCTAGCCCATCTAGCATTTTTCTATCGCGCACAGCATTTAGCGCGTGTCTAGTTGCAAAAGGAAAACCCCAATAGTCTTAGGTGGGGTATGTCCCGTTGGCATGGGCAACCAAAGACAATTTCACCAAGGGATTTCTCACTCATTGTCTAAAGTTACACATACCCCGCCTAAAAATACTGGGGTTGTTACCCTAGGTGATTATCTTGGTTGCCACACCAGACACTTACATTATAAATCAAAACTCAAACTCTTTAAAGTCATATCTCCCATTAGGTTTCTTAAACCAGCCGATAACGATAATTCGCCATTTGGATCTTAGTAGTTCTACAAAATAGTCGCTTTCTTGGATCTTTTTTATTCTGGAGGACATATTGCTTTTGGATGTCATTTGTATTCCGAGTGTTTCTTCGTTTCCAATAGCCACCATGTCGAGTATGCCAAACATATCTTTTTTTCGTTTTGTAAAAGAGTTGTAGGATTCGACCACTTCGCATTTATACCCCCTAGACTCAAATAGAGCCATTGTGCGCTGATTGTAATTAGGCAAGGTCTTGTTCGGTTATCTTGCCTTCAGAGGCTTCTATGATGGCTTGGTGGTGCTTTTTAGGGATGCTATTACGCATTGACCAGGCGTACACAGTTACATACTTGATGCCGAGCTTTTGCGATATATCCTTATAACTACCAAATGCCTCTAGTAATTTTTCAAACTGTGGTGTTTTTACAACAGTATCCATGTTATCTCCTTTTGTAGATCTTTGATTCTACACCCATTACAGGAAAATGTAGATATTAGGGTATATCCCTAGTATTTATTCTACAAATCTCTACAAATATCTGTATAGTTCTACATAAGCGATGTCGCTTATTTCTTTGAAAGGGAATTTAAAAATGAAAACACCAACTTTTTTTGTAAAAGCTACTTATGCCAGCAAAGCTAGTGCTGATGCAGATGCAATCAAGCAAGGCTTAAATCCTGATGATTGTGTATTTCATTGTGAAGGTGGTATGTTTGGCTATGAGATCCGCATTTATGATGACTGGAAACAATGGCAGCCAAATTTATATTTATCTGAGGTAACACTATGAAAGACTTTAAAGGCGAATGGAAAGACTTATTTTGGGGTGCTGTGGCAGCAATCCTTATGCTTGCACCAGCGATGATTGTGTATGTTTGGAAAACAGGGGGTGTATCGTGAGTAAATATGATAGTTGGTTAGAAAGTGGTGCGGATCAGCAATGTTTAGGCGATCAACAGGAGTATGTGTGGACTACCTATATGAAACAAGGTAAGCCATGCGATCCGATGGATTTGGATAACTTCCAAGAGTATCTTGCAGATGCAACTGCTGATTACAAAGGTGCAGAGAAGTGGGAAAACCTAAGACAGTATGCTGATAAAGGCGAGTGGGAAAAGTTTGGTCGGGCTATTTATTTTCTAGTCCACGACCATATTGAAGATAAATTGATTGCGGAGGAAGAATAATGTCTAAATATTTAGAACTTAGGAATGTAGATGTATCGGATAAGATTGAGAAGAAGAATGGCTTGTCTTATCTGTCTTGGGCATGGGCTGTAGACACATTGCTACAACACGATCCACAAGCTACTTGGTCGTATGGTCAGCCTGTAGTGTTTGGCGAGACTGTAATGGTGTTTTGTACAGTAAATGCCTTTGGTAAGTCGATGACCGCGCAGTTGCCGGTAATGGACTATCGCAACAAGGCAGTACCGAATCCTGATGCGTTTGCTGTTAATACTGCAATGCAAAGATGCCTGGCTAAAGCAATTGCTCTACATGGTCTCGGTTTATCTCTTTATGTCGGAGAAGATTTATGGGATGATATAGGGGTAGATTCTACAAAGTTTGTAGAAAAGATATTAGGTTCTCAGGACATCCCAGAACTAAGGGTGAACTTCGCCCAAGCGTTCAAGGAAGTGTCTAAGGACAAAGAGGCGATGAAGAAGGTAAACGATGCTAAAGAAAAGCGGAAGGCAGAGCTGAGTGAGACTAGCGAATGAGCAGCCTGACAATGTTTGTTTTACTTGTGGCAAAGAGTGGGGGTCGCACCCCCTCAAGACTTCTGAGAGCCATCGTATATGGATAGACCAATGCGATGTATGTTTAAAGCTCACAGCCGTAGCAGACGCTGCGGATTATGGATATATGAAGGAAGGATGGGATGGAAACAAAGTGGTGTAGTTCTTGTCAGGCTGATAGACCAAAAGCTGGTTTTAAGCTGGTAGCATCAGGCAGTAGGGTTCGACCAGTTATGAGATGGAAATGCGAACATTGTTTAAACCGACAGTCGGAGAGAAAATATGCGAAAAGAAAATAGGTTTTTTGAAAAAGCAAAGCAAGTAGCAAGAGCCTTAGACGATGGTAATTATATCTATACCCCTAGTTCCACAGATATTACGATTCGGTGGCGCAAAGTGTATGGGTATGTGCCTGCAAGTGAGCAAGCAAAGTATCAAAAGAAATGGGCAGACTTTCGCGCCCTGTCATTAAAGACCTTGGATGATGTAGATATGCCAGAGATACCAGGAGTGGTGCAATGGAAAAAGTGGCAAAAGTCCTAGTAGGAATTGGTGTTTACATTTTGTTACCTTTAGCAATCATAAAGGTGTCTTGGGAACTGGCAACTTCTTGGATAGAGGAATTGATAAAATGAGAAACAAGCATTGTATGGAGGCTTTTTACAAATGCCTAAAGGCAACTGATTTACCCACAGGTCAGACAATGGTATGCGAACATTTCTTTGCCTCTGGTTGGGATGCTGCCATCGATGCCTTGTCTCTTGCCTACCAAAAGCAGTTCGAGGATGATGGGGTAGATACGCAGTTAATCCGCAGAGAGCCACAAGATATTGTGATTGATGATGTCGAATGAATCTCAGGCAGTTATAACAGTAACGGAGATTGCACCATATCAGTTTACGATTGAGATTGTAGGATCGGATTTATCTTTAGAAGTTTCGGAGGTTATGGTAAAGTTTCTACGAGAGAGTTTGTTAAAGATTCACCAAGATGTAAAAATCCATTGAAAGGGATAACATGGAACAAAGAACAGAAGAATGGTTTGCTGCCAGGCTAGGCAAAGTAACTGCTAGTAGGGTCGCAGATGTCTTAGCCAAGATAAAGTCTGGCGAATCAGCAAGTCGCAAAAACTACAAAATGGAACTAGTAGTTCAGCGATTGACAAACAAGCAAGGGGAGTCTTTTACCAATGCTGCAATGGAATGGGGTACAGAGCAAGAGCCATTCGCTAGGATGGCATACGAGGCTCATACAGGCACTTTTGTAAAGGAGGAGGGGTTCGTAGACCATCCCACAATAGAAGGCTTTGGATGCTCTCCTGATGGCATTGTAGGGGAAGGTCTTATTGAGATAAAAGCGCCCAACACAGCTAACCATATTGAGACAGTCTTGGAGAACAAAGTTCCAAGTAAATATATCCCACAGATGCAATGCCAAATGGCTTGTACAGGCGCGAAATGGTGCGACTTTGTATCATTTGATCCTAGAGTGCCAGAGGACTTGCAATTGTTTGTAGTGCGTGTCGAGAGGGATCAGGAGTATATCGATGCGATGGAAGTAGAAGTAAAGCAGTTTTTAAGCGAGGTCTTAGACCTATTTAACCAACTAAAAGCGAGGCAGTCATGTACGAAATGAAAGATGGTAGTTTTAGCCTATTTAAGAACGACAAAAAGCTCACAGAGAAACACCCTGATTACAAGGGGTCGATTAAGATTAACGGAGTCGAGCATTGGTTTGATGCCTGGCTAAAAGAAGGCAAGAAGGGGAAGTTCTTATCGGGTCGTATTGGAGACCCAAAACAGAAAGGCTTTACTCCCAAGGGTGATGATGAGATGCCCAAGGTCAAAGACGATGATTTTGCTTTCTAGGGGAAAACCATGAAAAAGATTGCTATAGGAGTGGTAACTTATATGTTACTAGGTAGTGCTTATGCTTGCCAAACCACCACTATAATTGTGAATGGTAAGGTAACTATTTGTACTGTTTGTGGTACTGTAGTTAGCTGTATGTAACCCCCGATGAGATCGGCATTAGTAGCGCAATGCTACACCCTTTCAAGGAGTGCCACCCCCCTTCCGATCAGGGTGGCTTTATGACCTTCCAAACAGACCTACAGAGGGGTTTGGAGATAGAAGAAAGGGTCTTGGCTATCCTACGCAAGAAATACCCTTGTGCGACCCTTGTAAACGCTTTTAAGGGGTACGATATATGGATACCAGAGATAGATAAGGCAGTAGAGGTGAAGTTTGACCCGATGAGCCAAAGAACAGGCAATATTGTGGTCGAGATAGAGATGTATGGGAAAGACTCAGGGCTAATGGCTACCCAAGCTGATTATTGGGTATTTTATGATGGACAGATGTTTGTCATCATGCCGGTCAAGCACATATTTAAGTGCATCTTCCTGAGTAAACTACAGTATGTAGAATTTATAGGGGAGGGGGATAGTCAGATCAAAAAGGCTTTCTTAGTAGATAAGAACACCCTGTTTAAGTACGGCAAGATATTATGAAAGGTATAAGGCTCTTTCGTCTTTGCGCCTAGTAGTAAGTCCTTTTAATTCCTTACCGCCTGCCTTGTTCCATTTTAAGAACTCCTCGGCAGCACCCTCAAAATCACCTCGATTGTGTTTCATCCGAAGGGTAGAATTTTGGAGATTACCGAGTCCAACATTGAAGGCGAAAGACACAAGTGCGCCAAACCGACCAGTAGTAAGCCCACTAGGACATAATCGTTGTACTCCGCTTTCAAACCGCGCCAAATCTTGAGCAAGAATTTCATCTACTTCCCCCATCGTTAAGACTCTATCCCATCCGCTAGGGATAGGCAGAGCCTTTCGTTCTGCTAGTGGTACTCTAGCATGGTTAGGATCTATGACATGACCGACACCGACAGTCCAAAGTAATGCAGGGCATTGGTAAGGTCGCAATTTGCAACCCTCGTGATGCACTATAAGATCTAATATCTTTTTATCTAGCATTATTTCTTGCTAAAGGCTTGTGTACCGAACCAAAAGGCAATAATAGAGGCTAGGATCTGCATCTCATCTGCATCAAACACCATCGGGATAGCTTCTGCAAACGCTACTCCGCTAGACCATGCCCAAGCGATAGAGGCGATGTCTACGATGATTAATAAGAAAACAAATAGGTAGGTAACGACAGGGCGAACAGAGGCTCGTAGGTTGATGATCCATTGGCTTGCACCTTTACCGATTTCTATATCGTGTTGGTACATGGCTGTGCGTTCTTGTGCTTGAGTCTGCATTTGTATTTGGTCGGTACGGATCTCCTCGACCCTAGCCTGTGCTGCGTAGCCTCTTTCAAGCATCTGGAGTTCTCTCTCCGTTTGCATCTTGGCTAGTTCTAGTTCATGGGCTTTATCGGACTTGTCTTGAAAAAAGTCTAATAGTTTAGGCAGTCCACCCATTAGGAAGGACAAGGCAGTAGAGATTAGTGTAAACATTATTTACCCTTTATGACCCCAAGTAAGATACCAGGCAATGACTGTAGCCAACGCATAGCACATATACATAACTCTACGCAC